CAAGAAAGACGAGATTATTTTGAGAAAATGAACGAAAAAAATAATCAAGCATTGGATAACACTATGTTCAATGATAGTCAGAAGGACAATCGCTATGTGAAATATGATTCCAAGCGCAACTCTCAGGTTACTTTTGGTAAGAAAAAAAGTAGCTGATAACACAGGAGTAAAACAAAATGGCGAATAAAGACGCTGCTTTTGGTTGTAGACCTGTTCGTATGATGGGCGGTGCGCCCTATTCTGGCGGTCAAAGTCGCTATAGAATAGCAAGTGGAGCTACGACTCCGATATACCAAGGCGATTTAGTTACGCAACTAACGGCTGGTGTACTCGGTAGACATGCTGCTTCAGGCACAGTACCCATAGTAGGAGTTTTTAATGGTGTTCAATACACTGATCCTACTTCTGGCGAACAAGTGTACAAAAACTATTATCCGGGCAGCATTGCTGCTAGTGATATAATAGCTAACATAGTTGATGACCCGAATGTTGTTTTTGAAGTTCAAGCTGATGCTGCTCTGCCAGTAGCTGACTTGTTTGGAAATTTCGATATTGTGGATGCAACAGATGTTGGTGATGAATATTCTGGGAGATCAAATACTGAGCTTGATGTAACGACTGGTGCGACAACTGCCACGTTACCTCTCAAAGCTATAGATATTTCTCAGGACCCTTTAAACTCAGATGTCGGATCGGCTAACACCAATGTTCTATGTGTGATTCAAAACCACATATGCGGACAGAAAGGTGCTGGTCTAGCTTAGGAGAATATTATGGCGATAAGTAGAGCGCAATTAGCTGCTGAGCTAGAACCCGGCTTAAACAGCCTGTTTGGTATGGAATATGACCAACATGGCAAAGAGTATGCAGAAATTTTTTCAATGGAAGATTCATCGAAAGCCTTTGAAGAAGAAGTTCTCATAGTCGGTTTTGGCGCAGCACCAGATAAAGCAGAAGGTCAAGGCGTAGTTTTTGATAACGCAAACGAAAGTTACACAGCTCGTTATTCACACGATACTGTGGCACTTGCTTTTGCACTTACTGAGGAAGCGATAGAAGATAATCTATACGACTCACTCGGCAAGCGTTATACAAAAGCATTAGCTCGTTCAATGGGTCACTCGAAAGAAGTGAAAGCCGCAAACGTGTTAAACAACGCTTTTTCTAGCAGTTATACAGGTGGAGATGGCGTTAGCTTGATTAACACATCACACCCATTAGCTGGTGGTGGCACTGATGCTAATAGAGCAAGTTCAATGGCTGATCTTAACGAAACATCGTTAGAAGCAGCACTCGTTGATCTAGCAACTTTCACAGATGACAGAGGACTTAACATATCTGTAATGGCGAATAAACTCATTATTCCACCACAGCTCAATTTTGTAGCTGACAGATTGTTAGCAAGTGCTGGTCGTACTGGAACCGCAGACAATGACATCAACGCAATCAAAAACACTGGTATGGTACCGGGTGGTTACGTTGTTAATCATCATCTAACAGATACTGATGCGTGGTTCCTCACGACTTCAGTAACTGACTCAGGTGAAGGTCTGAAAGGTTTTCAAAGAACTGCTATGTCAACTAGCATGGAACCTGATTTCGCAACAGGCAATATCCGCTATAAGGCTCGCGAGAGATATTCTTTCGGTTGGAGCAACTGGCGTGGTATTTACGGAAGTCAGGGAGCGTAAAAACCTCTATAAATCAAAGGTTTACATAACTTTGTTAGATTAACAGCTTAACTGTTATAGAAAGGGTGCGAAAGCACCCTTTTTTTATGCCTAAAATAAATGTAAATTAATTGTATAAATAGTTGTAAATATTTGTACTTTTGATACTATATGTATGTGGAAACAATAATTAAAAACAAAAAGGGGAAAAAATGAGTAGAAAAGCAAGCATGAGTGAGTCAAACTTAATTGACAAAATCGAAAAAGAGTTTCCAGAATCTAAACCAACTCCAGCATCACATTTTGCTGATGGTTATGAAGGTATCTGGTTCAGAGGTAGCGAAGATGTTGTAGATGATGTGGCAATCTTTGACTACTGGAATGAGATGGCAGTACATCCTAAGTTGAGCGAGATATTGATGAATGCTGGTTGGTACTCAGAGCCATACGATGCTGGAACTTTGATGGCTTTTAAGGAATGGTAATGGAAGATAAAATGACACATGGTGAGAGAAGAATCAAAACCATGCAATACAAACATCTTGAGGGTAATCAAAAAGAATCTCTTAGAGTGTTGGGTTTTAGTTACTATACTCCATCGTGGAGAAAAAGTAATTTGACTCCAAGAGAGGAAATGCAAGCCATACTCAATGTTTATCCAAGATTCAAACTTGTTAAGGAGTATTGGGATTTTGTTGATGTAGCATTTGATAATGGTTTTGAGTGTGGTCGTGGCAGTGTTACTAATACAAACTTTGGTAGAGGTCGCATTATCTATCTAATTCACCCAAAGACTGGTTGCGCCTTGAGTTTGCACATTCAAGATATGATTGAAAAAAGAGCAAAGAAACTAACCATCAAATTCTATGATGAAAATACAGATTGTGGTGGCTTTACTTGGGGGCAATCAAAAATATTTTACAGCATTGAGCGTTTGTCTGGGTTTATAAAGGAAAAAAACAATGGAAGATAAAACTTTTAAATTACCTTTACAGTTTGGAGAAGAAATCGCCCTACCTGATGGGCGATTTGTTTCTACTGCTATTATTGAAAAAGATAACCAAGACTTTTGGGCGATTTACAGAGCAAGAAAAACAGAACTTAAAAAAGCTGGTATTTTTATCTTCAAAGAAAATGAGCAATGGGTTTGCAAACGATATAGAAATGATAATCAAAAGATTGAAGAATCTATGGCTATTTCTAGTGAAATTAAAATAAAAGCACCAAAAGGCTTGGATTACTACCCATACCAGAAAGCTGGCATAGAATATATATCAAAAAAACCATCAGCTTTAATAGCTGACGAAATGGGATTAGGTAAAACAATTCAAGCTATTGGTTTGATGAACTCAGTCGAATTACCAACAGTGCTTATAGTTGTACCAGCTTCAGTCAAAATTAACTGGGGTATTGAGTGTAAAACTTGGTTGGTTAAAAATCGTGACATAAAAACCATAGAAAATGGCAAAGATGAGTTTCCTGTAAATCCTGATATTGTAATTATAAATTATGATTTGCTTACAAAATTTAAAGACGAGATTCTCACAAGAACTTGGAGCTATGTAATTTTCGATGAGTGTCATTATTTGAAAAACCCTAAAACTGCTAGGTCAAAAGTTGCTTTAAAAATAAAAGCTGACAGAAAAGTTGCCTTAACTGGTACACCAATACCAAATAAACCTATTGAATTACAGCCAATAGCTGGTTATTTAAGTCCAAATGTATTTGGCAATTTCTTTAAATACGCATATAAATTCTGTGGCGCACATAAAATTAACATTGGTCGTAAGACTGTTTGGAATTTTGATGGTGCAACTAATCTTGATGAATTACAAAAAAGACTTAGATCAACCATAATGCTCAGAAGAAAAAAGAAAGATGTGTTGACTGAATTGCCTGACAAAGTAAGACAGGTTATCGTTCTTGGTAGAGATAATTATGGTCAGGAATTAGAAAAAGAATATGACACTTGGTCAGATGTGATCGCTGATACATCATCTAATGATATACCTTTCGATAAGATGTCAGGTGTTAGGCATCAAATGGCTTTGAAGAAAGTAGATCATGTCATAGAGCATGTATCAACTATTGATCACAAAGTTGTAGTGTTTGCTCATCATAAAGATGTCATTGCTGGTATTAAAGAAGGCTTAGAAAAACACGACAAAAAAGTAGTGATCTTAACTGGTGATATGCCAACTAAAGCTAGACAAGTATCAATTGACGAATTTCAGAAAGGTGATGCAGATGTTTTCATAGGAAGCATACAGGCTTCTGGTGTAGGGATTACATTAACAGCATCTAGCCATGTCGTTTTTGCAGAGATGGATTGGGTTCCAGCTAACATGAACCAAGCAGAAGATCGATGTCATCGAATTGGACAAAAAGACTCAGTATTGGTTCAACATATTGTTGTTGATGGTAGCATTGATGCTAAATTAGCTGAAACTTTGGTTAAGAAACAAAAGGTAGCTGATAAGAGTTTGGATAACCCTGATTTAACAAATACTATTATAGAAGAAATATCATATAACTCTGGTGAAGTAGAAAAACTGTACAAAGGTAAGAAAGTCAAAGCGTTACCAGATAATGTTGTTTCAGCCATGCAAGAATGTGTTAGATTATTAGCAAACCACTGTGATGGTGCTAATGATGAAGATGGTGTTGGCTTTAATAAGTTTGATGCTCCATTTGGTCACAATGTAAACCATATGGATAATTGGACAATACCTATACAACATGCTGTAAAAGATATGTTGAAAAAATACAAAAGACAAATGACAGGTGTTTGCGAACACGAATATTCAATAATTTACTCTTAACTTCCAATTATCCTAGTCTTGAAGTATGATATATTGACTAGGATAATTTTTTTTGTTTTATCGACAGACCTAGCTGACAAGCCAAGACGATAAAACTTATCACAAAGGAGTGATTAAAATGGCAAATTCAACTTTTAGTGGACCAGTCCGATCCAAGGGCGGTTTTAATGTAATTAACGAAGCTAGTAGTACAGGCGCAGTTACACAGACAGGTTTCTCAGTAAACTCTACTGGACAACTTATTTCTTTAGGTTGCAGAAAAATACAAACATTCGCAGTTTCTCTTGCGAGTACAAATGCAGCTTCTGTAACATATGGTGATGACGATGTGCTTGTTGAACTAGGTGAACTAAACACAGATCATCCAGATGATTTAGTAACGGCTACTAAGTTTTTTATACACAAAGTAGTAGTTGGTATAACAACAGCAGCAGCCAGTGATGCTAATTCACTAGCAAACTTACAGCTTAGTGCTACATCAGGCACAGCAACTAACGCAGCTATATCTTCTGGAACAGAAATTGTG